CCGGTCGTCGTCGCTGTTGTTGACAACGGAATGGATCACACGATTGTTGACCCACCAAACTTCGCCAGAACGAAAGTTGACGGTCTCATCCTCGCAATGAAATAGCGCCCCAGGGCGCGATTGCAATGCAATTTGATAGCGAGCGTAAAACTCGGCGGGGGCGCCGCGGTCAACATGCGGGTCAATGATAGCGCCTGACGGCAGTTTAGTAACAATGACGCGGCCAAGTTGAACGCCGTCAACCCGCCGAATAAGGTCCAGCACCAGCCGACGCAACGACGGTAACGCCATCCACGCAGGGTAAGGCCGCGTTTGAATGTCGTTGGTGATTACAGAAAGATCGTCCGACACTTCATTGAACCACAACCAAATGTCGTTTACCGCGCCGTGCGCCGTTTCCGGGTGCGCGGTCCGAAGGGTGTTCTGGTCCCACAACTCCGGTTGCAGCGCCAATTCGCGAAGAACCGGCGTAACGTCAACCTGCTCTGCTAGGCACAGAAAATTCCTCATTGCGTCACTTCTCTCCCATTTGACCGAATGTTGATGGCTGAAGCCGTGCCGGCGATGGTAGAGATAAACCCGCCCGGCGCCAATGTTTGCCCGACAATTTCAGGGAACGTGTACGTCTCCCCGGCCTGTAGGGTCTTGGTCTTGACGATCAGGTTGTCGTTGCCTGCCGATCCCGCCACCGTCACCAGATTGACGCTGAGCGTGGCTGCCGTCGCGCTGTAGTTGGTCGCGGTGAACTTATCAATGATCGTGGTGACACCATTCGCCGTGTATTGCGTGGTTTGCGTGTTCTCGGCGGTTTTGGCGGGGATCAGAACCTTAACAGTCACGGCCATTGTCGGACATCCTTTTTCGCAAAAAAGTGATCAGCACCTGGATAAACACCGCAGCGCCTATGCGCCCCGCCACCGCAGCGGCGCCAGCGATGATCAAAGGGCTGTTGAAACCAAGGGCTGCCATTAGGCCGCCGGCGCCAAGCCCACACACAAGCGCGCCCGGCGTCTCTAACAGCATCATTTTCCACGATGGCCTGCGCCGTTCCTGGCTCAACTCGCGCGCAAGGGTGCCCACCCACGCGCAGGCGGCAGCAATAGCCATTGTCCAGGCGAAGTCGTCCAGTTTCATCGGAACGGCCAAAACGGCAGCATTTTGACCGCCGCCGCCGTAATGGCCCCGGAAACGCCTGCCACCGCCACCATGACACGCCAGCCGCCATGCGCCGCGTCTAGGGTTGACCGCACGGCGCGCAAATCCTCAGCCATGTCCGAGACCTGTTTACACAAGCCGGCAACCTCAGCCTCAAGCCGGCCAAAATCGCGGGGGTCAATGGCGGCCATTAAACATCCCCTTCCATTTCCCATGCCACATCAGTAGCGGTTGTTCCGCCTGGGCGGTTTATTTGGAAACTGCTTGTGGTGACGGACCCTACGTTAAAAACGTCTGTGATCCCTGACGTTGTTGATTGTAGTTGAGGACGGCCTAGATTATCTCGAAAAGATAGGGGTAAAGTAACAGTGGTGTTTGCCGTCGGCGGAACGCTTGCTGCCGTACTCCATTGGCGCATACGGCCCTCTGGCAATCTCTGATAGCGACCATTGGCATTGCTGCCCGACGATCTGAAATTGCTGGCTATAACCCCCTGGCTGGCGTCCAAAATACCCGCTGGCAAGGTGCCGGCGAAATTGATGGCGCCGTTGGGGTTATTGATGTTTTTCAAAGTTAGGTTGAAATCCACAACATTTACTTGGGTTTCAAAAGACTGTGTTCCCGTGCCAGTTACCACCCAATCTTCAAACGAAATGTTGCCGATGGTAGCTGAAGCGCCCAAGGCCGCGTTTCCGTCGCGCAAAAAATCCGCCAGAACAGATGAGCCGGCGACAGAAAACGCCGCGCAAGACACTTTGATGTTATCCATACAATGCGCGGTCAAAGCAGTCGCAGCTACGTTGCCGAACTTCTGGACCGCAGCATAAAAAATCTTGGCAGGAACTAAGTTTGCATTGGCTTGATAATCGCCGTCAATTCTTACGTTGATATTTGAAAACCGGCCTGGCACGGTTTCGTTGACTGAATCCATCTGCTGATACACCAGCGTCACAAGCGAACTAAGCGCGCTGGCGCCCGCGAAAGGCGGGCGATGCGTCACTTTAATGTCAACGTTGTCGCAGGCGTTGTTGATGTATCCTTCGCCGGGCGCGCAAGACGCGGAAAGCAAAATATCATCGTAGCCGACCGTGTTATCCGTCCAAACGTCAGCCCGAATGTTTGACGCATTTGCCAAGAAAAGCGACCGCCCCGCAGCTTTTGTGATTAGTTTGATCTGCGCGCTCCTGCCGTTACGCTCAAACGCGACCGGGTAAAATACGTTCTGGGTCTCAAGGTCAATATCAAAACCCTCGGCATAATTGGTAAACGAGAAACCCGCGCCGCGCACCACCTCAACCCCAGACCTACCGCCTTCGCAGCGCCCGCGAACCCGGACGCGCTTGCAGCCGTTAATAAAATATGCGCCGACGTGCCCGGTCAGAAACATATCCGTAGTTGTGCCGGTTGCTTGAAGCGCCGAAAATTCAAGGTCTATATCTTCGCAATCGGTGAACTGAAACATTCTGCACGTCGCGGCGGCAGTTACCCAATCGCGCGTAGTGCGGAGGCGCGACCCGTTCATTAAAATGCGAACACCCTTCAAATTAGAGAAGGCCATAAGGGTTGAGACGGGGGTAGAAAAAGACGATGTGAAAACATCGTAGGTCTGACCACCAGGAAAAAGAATAGTGCCGCCGCCGCGCGCCTGGACCTCCGCCGCAAGATTGGCGAAGCCAGCTGCGTTATCTGCGACGGTAGGTAAAATCCCGTAATCAGCCACATGGAAAATATCGCGCAGCTTGTCTTGCACCGTGCGCGCGGTTGCTCCGGTGCCGGATTGAATGAACCCAACCCTTGAAGCACCGGCGGACGCTGCATAATACGCGTATATGGCCGCCTGAAGCCCGCTCAGCGACGTAATGTTGTCAACGGTCCAAATTTCCACGTCCGTTGCGGTTGTCAGTTTGAATTTATACTGCGGCGAGCCTAACCACACTTCCGCTTCGCCGCGCGAATTTAGGATGATAGGGTTGGTATTAAACGCTGTTTCGGCTGCGCTTGTGTAAGTCGCCAAAGGCGTTGTGGTGCCCGCCGCATACGAATACAGCTTGCCTCCAACCAAAGGGACGCCGGCGGCGTCAAAAAATTGTAGTTTCGGTGGGGGGCTAAGAACAGCCATTATTCGCGCTCCTGCATCTACCTAGGAATAAAGGTCATTGTAGGGGCTACGGTGTACGTCACCCGCAAAAAATCATACGCCGATAAGGGGAATACCCCAGAAACAACCCCGACGCCATAGAAAGTTGCGTCGTCGCGTGAAAAAGCGATATCCGATACCGTGCCGCCGGAAACAATCATGTCCCCTGGGCGGCCTGACGTGTTCTGGTAGGTGTACGGGGACGCGCCGGGAGTTACGCTAGACGGAAGCAAAAACCGGCCTGGCACGTCCAGAAACAGCGGCGGGTCTAGGGTGTCAAACGCGCCCGGCGCCGCTTGCGCGGCGGGCGGCGCAAGCTGCGCTGAGGCATCAAACAGCGCGTCAGCGCCCGCGGGCGCGGCGGGGGGTGTTGTATCAGCATACGACTGAAGCGCCTCTTGAAACGCGGCTTCATCAGCGCCCGGAGGCCCAAGCTGCAAATCTTGTAGCGATAGGGTGTTGCTGCCGTTGCCGGTGAGTGTGAACAGATTTAGGAAGAACCTATACCATTCGCGCGACATCAGCCCCGTGCGGGCGTCAATAATAGGGACGCGCGGCGCGGGGATATTGGTGATGTTTGGTGGGCTAGGCACGGGTAGGACTCACAAGCAATTCGGCTGCGGTAATGAAAATCCTGACGGGATCGGTGCCTGACACCTCATACACCCGGTCGCGTATTTTCATTGTCATGCCCAGCCGGCGCCAGATAGTACGATACCCATGCGCGCCAATACGGCCCATAGACCGCCAATGCTCGCTAGACCATGTATGCCCGCCATCGTCCGACCATCGAAGCATGACCTGCGGGTTTTCGCCTTGGCCGCTGTTTAGCCCTACGCCAGTCTCACATTCCAGTTGCAGCGTGTGATGGGTCGTCCGAAACATATTGTCAGCGCCGGTCGGTAAAGCGCGCCAGGAACGCAGCCAGCGTTGCACAGCGCCGTTGTCGGCGTACACGTTAAGGTCAAAGGCGTACAGGTTGCCGTTTTCGTAATCGCCAATGACAATCTCGTCGCCAAACGACATCTGGCAGTTGCCGCGGTGACGGGTAAAGGCCCCGTCAACCCACCCCGCGCGCTCGTGCCATGCTCCGGTCGCCACGTCATAAACCCAAGTTGCGTTAGCCGAGGGAAACACCAAGACGTAAAACGCATGGCCGTCTTGCTGGTAGGTGTAGCCTATGGCGTCCGATAGGTCGCCGTACTGCTGTATCTGCCACTCAATCGCGTGGGTTGAGATGCGCGTCCCGGTGTATCCGTTGGCGCGGTACACAATGCCACGGCCCCGCGCGTCTGAACCAAGCCAAAACAAACCGTTGTCCAGTTTGGCGACCGAATACGCGGCGGCGCAGCCGATTTCATTAAACGCCCCTTGCACTCGGGTAAGAGGAAAATCGGCTTCGCCGGAATCATACCACACTTCTACCGAATTGGTGCCGTACACCCACACTTCGCGGTGATCCACGATGATAGCCACTACGCCGTCGGGCGACCCTTCGGCGCTGGCAAAATCAAGCGGGTCAATAGACGTACCGTCTAGCAGGCTTGTAACCCATATTCTTTGACTGTTAGGTTCGTTGAAGACAAAATAGCCATCCAGAAACCCGACGGTCCCCGCGCCGGGGAAGTCAGGGTCGGTTATCGCCGCAAATACGTTTGTGCTGGCGTTGTATATGTAGCTAGGCCCGTTAGCCGCGATAAAAAGCTGCGTCCCGTTGTCAGACATGGAAACGGGGCCAGTCCCGGTAACGGTGCCGAGTAAGGTAGCCGACCACGACGTATCCACGCGGTATAGCGCGGTCCCTGACACCACATACCCATACGCGCCGAATTGCCACATCCCGCGAATAGGGCCAGTACCCACGGTCGCCAGTAAGCGAAGGCCGGGCGCGCGGCTAAGAAACGCGGGTTCATTACCGCCTTCAGGCACAAGTTCAGGAAACAGGTTCACCATGCGGCTGTCGGCGGCATTGACGCTCCGAGCCACATAAGCCGATCCTAAAATCGGCGTTTTCATCAGTAGTTCCCGGCGAAGATGTTGAACCGCTGACGGGTACCGACGATGCTATAGGGTAGCGCCATGATGTCGTCAGGGTTGTTGATGCGCTTCAGGTTGCGCTTAGATGTCATCGCAACGCGAATCACTTGGGGCGATGGCTCAACGCCAAATTCGGGGGCCACTTCGCAAGCCAAGTTGTAACGAAACGCGCGCAGATAACCAGGCGGAAACGTCAAGGTTGTGGCCAGATTGGCCGGTTGGGTCAAAGGCTCAACCGATACGATGTGAAACTCTAACACCTTGGTCGGCACTGGATAGACGTACATTTCAATGTTGGGAAACGTCATGTTGACCCATAGCACCTGCGGGTAGGTGCTGGTCACGGTTTTGACCGCGATGCCGTTGTACTGCTGCTGGTTGATCAGCTTGAGGCCGTAAGAAATGCCCGTCGCCGGGTCGCGAAAATAGGTGCTGTCGTCAATGGTGATAGGCCGATTGCCAATAATGTCGCCGGAAGGGCCAAACGTGCGTGAGATAGTGCCCGGCGGCCAAGTTTCCACTTGGTCTTGCGTAGCAAACACTGAAAGCCGTTCCGTGTTCCAGCTTTCAATCATCTGGTTCATGGCGGCAAGCGCGTCTTGTGACGTTTCTGCCGACGGGGTTTCGCCCTCGGCCAAAACGCCCAGCAACCGTAGGGCGCCGTTGATCAATTCGCCTGCCGTGGCCATATCAAGCCCCCTTTTCTACGCGCCGGCGGACGCGCCGCGCCAGCCCGTTTACCGCGGGTTCGGCAAAAGCCATGTCAGGCTCAGGCGCCGGCGCCGGGTCGCCAGGGTTATAGCGCATCCAGCCGTATTCTTCATCATGTTTTGCTTCGGCTTCCATGGTGGCTATTTTATCGCCGTGGTCAGGATGCCGCAAATAGATCAGGGCCATACAAACCTCTGGTGGTCGGCC